TGATAAGTATCTAAATCTCGCTTATCCTCCATACTGTCAAACCTGATACCCACATTACGAACTATTGCCTCTTTTAATGCTTCATTTATTTCTGCCTCTGTTCTGCCTGTCCTTGCAAGTGCAATCTCAAACTCAGCATCAATCAAAAGCTCTAAATAACTATCATGCGAAGTGTCATCACAATCAAGGCTTAGCGTTAGCTTTGCTTTTTCGAGTAGCTCGCTTTTTAGTGTTGCTTCCATCGTCAGTTATTTTATCGGTGTCAATATTACTTTGTTTCTGTTCAAGTGCTATCCCCTCTGATATCAGGCTTTTACCTCTGAAAAAATTGATATTTACAATATCTCCCTGTTTGCCAAGCATATGATTTTTGAGTAGTTTTACTTTCATCATTTTAATTTTTAAAATCGGTAGGGTGTATTTCAACCCTACCAATTAATTAATTAAGTTGTAGCCAAGTCTTCTAATGCCTTAATTCTTGTACTTAATGCAACAGCTAATTCCTGAATAGTTGATGCTGCTGCTAATTCGCTGGTTGCGTCTGCTACAACTGCATGATCATGAGCCGAAGGAGGCATAGTCGCTGGAAAATCGGTTATATCTGCCACTGTTGCGACTTGTTTAGCACCAACAGATGCTAAATCTGCATAAGCATTTATCCCATCGCCTTTTTTCAATATGCCTGTATCCGATTCGATTAACAGGCTGTTTGCTGGGTAAATTCTTGTATCTGTAGCCCATTTGGCAGCTGTATTTTCGTATGCAGAAACATTGTATAGTAATTTTGCCATATCGTTTTAATTTTTAAAATCGGTAGGGTATATTTCAACCCTACCAATTAAGTTAATGTTACCCTGCTGGAGTAGGTAGTACTACCTTGACAAATGAATTGTCATCATATGTAAAGAACGCCCCTCTGCTCTCCGCTAAATAAGCTATCTGATTAGTTGTAAAAATTTCAGCATGTGAGTCAGATATTCTCTGTCTGATACCCTCTCTTACGACAAACCTTGAACGTGCAGCGGCTACAACATACGCTTCCCCTACTGCTATATCTGGGTTAGGAACTGCCTGTAATCCGTTGATATAAGGCCTATTATTAATAAACGTAAGCGTCATATTCGGATAATTATATGTTCCAGACCCGCTTGCCTTATTAAAGGCTAAATATTTCAAGTAGTCCCAATTGCTAATAAGTATATGGGTTGGTGTCAGGAATCTATCTCCCATCTGCCCAAATGCAGCCGCTAATATAGATTCAAGACTGTTTTCAAAAGCATCAACTCCCGCAGGTAACGTATAGTCCACAGCGTTGTCTACGATGTAGTCTAAAATCACCTTATTTTCAGCTCTCAATATTCCTGAATCACCATATATCAATAATTGCGGAATCTCAGTTTGCATAAAATCGACATCATCGAGTACCTCCCTATCTATAATAGTATATGCTGGTATCCAATCAATATTAACAACCTCTTTTTCCCACTCGCCTAATACCTTAGGTTTTGGTACTATCTTACCATCTTGCCCCTCTACTCTTTCCCATACAGCGGCTTTACCTGTTACTGCTCCACGCTTCCAGATAGTAACGTTTGAACCACCAGTTGTAACATTAGGGAATATATTTCTTAAATAGACTGGAGCGAAGGGATTAATGTCTAACCCTAAATTTTGATTAGTTAAATCCGCATAACCTCCAACACCAAAAGATCCTGTTGATATTGATTTTGACACAGGAATGGCTAAACTTCCACCCTGATAGCCTTTTATAGTGTCAATGTTTTCTTTGACTGTCTGCTCCAAAGATTTTCGGATAGCACCTATAGACGTTAATGCCCCGGCTGGCACGGTTATCTGACTTTGCTTCTTCACATCAGCCGATAACTTGTTCATGCTTTCGGTTAACTCTTTCTTCACCGCTTCAATGTCCTCCGACTTCGTAGCTTTTTCAACCTGAGCGGTTAATTCGGTAACCTTGTCGTTCAATTCCTTAACCGACTTTTCGGCTACACCTTTAGCAGCTTCCTCAGCTGTTTTTTTTACATTTTCCAAAGCCTCTTGTTTGGCTTTTTCTAAATCTTCTGTCATAATATTAATTTTTAAATAATTCGTAAATATTGTATATTAATTTATCCCCTGACGGCTCAACTGCTCCGAGTGTGTCCTCACGGCTCGATTCTTTGAGTGTCAAAAATTGTTCTAAACTTTTTAATATATTATCTGAAAATTGGCTATCATACGCTTTTGTAATCGTTTGCCAAAATCTCTCCTGTGTCAACTCAGCCTCTGCCTGAATTGACTTCACCATGTCAACCATTGATAGTTGGTTAGCTGGTTGCATCGTCAACACGCTTATCTCATCGAGCTTAAATTCAGTGATGATCCGACTGTCCTGTTTATCTCTTTTCATCACCCATCCACCAATGGAAAAACCACACTCAAAGCCGTTTTCAAACATGAATTTAGCCTCCTGGTATGTATCTTTTCCAAGCTGTGTGTCCATGATAATCTTTGCCTCCATATAAAGACCATAAGGATCATAAGCATCAAGTTTTAACGGAACACCCACGAACTCGCTTGACTTATGGTTTTTATAAACCTTCATTGACTTGTGATTTTCCGAGACAGTTTTCGCAAAGCATCCAAGCCTCGAAATATCACCCTGCAAATCCTCTATATTGTAAACATTTGCATAGCCTGATAATATCCCGTCATTTGCGCTCTTGAATATTTCGGCTTTTTTTATTTTGTAATCTTTTTGTTCCATATCGTGTTACAATATTTTTTTCTTAATCTCTTAATCTCTTAATCTCGCATTATAATATGCTTCACTTACATATGTCACCGTGCAGCTGCAATTAACAACATTGCGTGCGCTTAAATTCTCAGCGTGTGGATAATCCGCGTATTCAACGCCATAAGCATCAACTATCTGAAACTGCTCATTCTCAGGAATAGCCACTCCATCAAGTGCCACATGGTGCGCTCTTGGGTCTTTCGCCCCTCTGTGCATCCATATTTTATACATCGTGAACTCGCCTACCTCTTCTTTCCACGCTATAGCCGATTGCCTTTGTGATTCATTCGCCATCTGTGCTACTTCCGTGCGCGCTATCCTCATTGCCCTTTGTCTATCAAACATTTTTAATTGATCCACTATTTGATTGAACGGAACGCCTACATTGTTCCTTAAGACCTCCTGAACCGCTTCCCTCGTCGTTGTGTCAATAGCGACTATCTTTTGAGCCATACGTGTTTTAACGAATACCTCCATCCATACCCTCCATGCTGTGCTAAAGAAATCAGATACACTTTTACCCGTTTTAAGCCCGTTTAAGAGATTGTATTGGTTGCTACCTATTGTTAGTCCATCCACTCCATAAAGGTCTCTAAAAATAGGCTCAAAACGTGAAATAAACGTGCCTGTCTCTATTAGCTCATCCCTCTGCCTTTTCAACTCCTTGTAAATTTTTGCACGATATTTCCTCTCCAAACGAAACATTCGCCTGTCAAGTGCTGTTTGATACCGTGTAAAAAATCTACTGTTTGCCATATCTTTTAATTAATAAAATCGTTGCCACCTGAATAATCGCTCAAAGGTATTTTGTTTGTATCAATAAACACCTCATCCGCATAAGGGTTGTCGATTGCATCGAAGCCATCAATCGCCCTCAACTCATTCAATGTCAATTTGCCTTCCAAGCTCTTGCGCTCTTCAAGTGACATCTGCAATTCATCATACAGGCTTGTATCGTAGTCAAGAACATAGTTAATGAATCGTCCGCCTTCTGTCCTGAACGGATCAACTAACCAATTATTCAAAGCGTCTTCTTCTTTGTTTAGATATGGAAGTATTACATCCCTAATAAATCTTGCACCGCCCTCTTTTTGATTTTGATATGTAGGGTTCTTTTCAAATAAAACTGCTGGCACTCCCCATAAATCGCAAAGATTATCGCCTGCTTTTTCGATTGAATTAATAATGTTCAATGCATCAGGTGATAAGCCTATCTGGGTGTATTGCAATGGCATACCGCTCACGATAATTTTATTTTTATTGTCTATCCCATGTATCTTTGTTTCTACTGCATCCTGAGTTTTTTCTACCTGCTCTGGGTTCAGCCAATTTTCCTTATCAGGATGATTCGGTGAAATAATACCTTTTGCACCCTCGTTCTGCAATGATTTCAACCACGCTTCAATGGCATAGTCATCAAGCTGCAAATATTTCAATCCCGCCAAAAGCGGTGAAAAACCCCTGAACTGTGAGCCACCGATGTCAAACAAAGGACTTGCCATCTTCATGTGAAAAACATTTTTCATGTCATCACCTATCCACGTTCTTACTCGTCCATCAGGCATATTGTATTGCCACCCAACCAGCTCGTCATCCTTGATTATATGATTCATCCTTGATGGTGGCACGGTGTATAATTCGAGTGCCTTGTATGAGTTTAGTGCCGTCTCCCTGATATAGAACGATTCGCCCTGTACCGTGTAAAACAACCAGAATAGTTCTGATAAATCACGCCACGTCTGATCGGGGTTAGGATTTTCCAATAATTGGAACAGGTCGCTCTCCTCCGGTGCATATTCAAGTGCTTTAGTGTACAAGCGTTTTTTTACGTGCTCTGTCGGTGTGGCGTTATACTTGTTGTTCCTGTATTTCCTGTACTTCCTTGCCTTGTCATCGCCATTGTCAATGTACAATTCAAGCTGGGCAACACCTAATTTCTGAATGATCTTCTGGACTATCTTATAAACATTTGCATTTTTCGTGTACCCCTTCTCAACAAAGTCCTTCGCTTCCCAGTTATATAACGTCAAAGGTGCATTATGTAGCGAAAATGGACTATTGAACGGTGTGCTCAACGCCTTTGTTGAATGTTTTTTTAATCCAAGTGCTTTTTTAATCATCTTCGCTATATAAATTTATTCCTGCAAATACCGTGAATGTTACCCAAAAAATAATCAAAGCCACCCGGCTCCCTGCCCACCAATCCGCGAAATTAAACGTCAACTGTATAAATGAAATTGAAATATATATAAGCATCAACGATGCAAGTGATAACATCACAAGCGTTAATAATTTTTTATGTTCTTTGCTCAGCTTCATATCTTATCCTATTGAAAATTCAAACTTATTAATCTTGTGCATAACGGCATAGCGTGATGCATCTATACAATTATGAACCAGTATTCCATTTGCGAAATACTC